TTCACTCTTTTGAGGAGTGGTGGCGGCTGTTATAGCGGTCGTGCGGGAAGCGCGAAGTAACCGTTGACTTTTGGCGTAAGCGGATTATTCTGGAGGCGAGCTAGAAACGTTTCGTAGTACCGAGTAAATATTACATGCCAAAGGGAATACCTCAAAACGCTGAATTCTTCGTCAAAAGAGTAGAAACTGCGCTGAAAAAGGCAGGATTCCCCGGTGGTTTGGAAGCGCAAGCGTGTCGATTCCTTATTTCCGCCCCCGATGCAGTTGCTGCGCAAGTTTGGGCTAGACTCATGGCCTACAAGTTTGGAATGCCGAAGCAGACGATGGCCGTTCAAGGCAAAGTCGAACACGTATTCTCCACGACTGACCGCAACGAGGCAATGACGATAGTTCAGAAGCTGTTACAGGCGAACCCCGAAGTGGATGTAATCGACGTAAGCGGAACGGTGCAATGAGCGACCTCGACATCACGCCCAAGATACAGCTAATCATTACGCTAGACCCGACCTCACGCGCGGTATCGGTCAACGGCCCTATACAGGACAAGCTAATGTGTTTAGGTATGATAGAGCTAGCGAAGGCGGCGATACAGAGCTTTGACCCTAGCCGCGTACCGACCGTCGTAGGCGCTACGGCGCTACCGTTCAGGAAGCAATAGGAGACGCATGGCCGCACCTGTGAATGGGCATATGTACGATCCGCGCGAAACAGTAGTTGCGCAGGCCGTCAAAACTAACGAGGCTGTCGAGCAATTAATGGCGGTCGAGGAAGCCCGCGCAAACGTCTACCACGCTGGCACGGTAGGCTTTGAAGCCTGCTTCGACCGAATTCTAGTGCTGGAGGATGAATTCCTATCCGGCTACGAATGCGCTACCTGTAAAGGCGTCGAGAGTATCGCGTGTACCGACTGCGAAGACGGCCACAGCCGCCTCAACCCAGACATGAAGTGCAAGTCCTGCCAAGGAACAAAGCGAATCACCTGCAAGGACTGCCAAGGAAAAGGCGCATCCATCATCATCCCCGACGCCGCTAAGCGCCGACCGACTACGGGAACGGTTGTAAGCATCGGTTCGGAGTGCGTAAAGCTGGAGCGTGGCGACAAGGTGATGTACCCTAGCTTCTCTGGCGAGGTACTGGACTTGAACGGCCTTGACGCTAACGGGCAAGAGATTCAAGTAGTAGTCAGGCTGTTGCGCGAGCGCGAGATTATCTGCCGGGTTACAGGCGACTTAGCGTTGCGTCGCGGCTACACGTACGACAATCAGACTAGCGGATAGCCCGTGCAACAATGGCGCATCCTAAAACCACCGCCCGACGACCCAAAGGCTGAGTACGACGCCTACCGCCTAAACTCGCTTGGCTCGCTATTCTTCTTTACCGGCTACACCCTCTACCGCAACCGATTAGGACCGCTTCACAGGCAAATCTGTCGCTCGCTAGAGTCCGAAGACCTTCACCTCGTCATGGAGTTGCCGATGGGGCATTTCAAAGCCCTTGACATCTTCACGAATATTCCCACGCCTAGCGGAATGCGCTCGATGTCTGAGATTCAAAAGGGCGATGTAGTGTTCGACTCTCGCGGTATCCCGTGTAAGGTTCTGGGCACCAGTGAGATTTACCATTCACGCGAATGTTACGAGGTTGAGTTCTCGACCGGAGACAAGATCATTTGCGATGCGGGACATCTCTGGGAAACGGAGTCTGTTTCCGATTACGCGAACACGCGCCCGAAGTATTGGAAGCCAACCGTAAAGACCACGAAAGAGATTGCATCGCGCGTTGATTATGCGAAACAGAAGAACCACCGTGTCAAGGTTGCGAAGGCGGTTCAGAACGAGGACGTTGAACTTCCAATTCTCCCGTACACGCTAGGTGTGTGGCTTGGCGATGGCGATGCGGCTGGCGGGCGAATAACTTGCGCCGACGCCGGGATTATCGAAGAGCTGCGGAAGGAAGAGACTGTCACGCGCAACCAGCACAAGATTCGCTGGAATGTTGTGGACCTCAAGCGAAGGCTTCGCATTGCTTTCCTGTTAAACAACAAACACATACCAGAGATTTACATGCGTGCCTCGGCACGTCAGCGCCTCGACCTACTTCAAGGTCTAATGGATACGGACGGTTCAGCCAGTAGGGAGGGGCAATGCACGTTCTCGAACACGAATCGGAAGCTATCTGAGCAAGTGCGCGAGCTTGCGTGTTCCCTCGGTTACAAACCGGGAATCATGTCGGAATATCGATCAAGGCTCGATGGGGAATACGTTGGGTTTTTCTATCCTCTTTCGTTTTACGCGTTCAAGGACTCGCCGTGCTTCAGACTTCCGCGCAAGGTTGCGAGATTGCGTTCGCGCACGGGTAAGTCGATGCAATCCTACCGACAGATTGTTTCAGTGACGCCGACCACACCACGGCCCGTGAAGTGTCTGATGGTCGATTCGCCAGACTCTTCCTACCTCGCCGGACGCGGTTACATTCCAACACACAACACGACGATAGGGACCGAGGGCTTGCCTATCTGGTGGGCGCTTCCGTTTACCGAGCGCGACGAATTCCTGATGCGCCAGCTTGGTTACGGCGACGCTTGGATACGTTGGATGAGGAAAGCCCACGACCAGAACACGCGAACGCTGGTAGCCCACGAGACGGATACGAACGCAACGTCGAAGGGGCGGCTAATCGACTGGCACTATCAGGAGAACGACCGATTCAGGCGTTTGTTCCCCGAAGTCATCCCGGACGCAACGTGTATCTGGAACGACCATTCGAAGTTTCAAAAGCGTACGCGCGGCCTTGAGGAAGGTACGTTTGAGTACCGAGGCGTAGGCTCGTCGCTACAGGGGCTACACGTCAACAGCATGGTCGGCGACGACCTCGTAGGCAAAGCGGCAACGGATTCGCTCTTGCGCGGCGATGGGCGCGTCATGGAGTCGATTATCGAGTACCACGGCTTGATGGGAACGCGCTTCGACCCGGCTGCGTTCACTAAGACCGGCATCGGAAGGCATCTGGTAATCGGCAACCGTTGGGCACACAAGGATTTGAACTCTTGGATTAGGGCTAACCAGCCGGAGTTTAAGTTCGAGACTCACTCGGCGGAGGGCGGTTGCTGTCTAGTCCACCCGTCTGGCAAGACTATCTTCCCCGAAGAGTACACGATGGAGCGGCTAGCGACCGAGAGGAACACGCTAGGGGCCTACCGTTACGCTCACTACTACCTGAACCAGTCGATCTTGCCTGAAGATGTGGTGTTCAAGCCAGAGTGGTTGCGCTACTACCGCTTCAAGGCGTCGGACGAGAATCTGCCTCTAGACGACCCTACGAACTTCTTGTTTATTCAGCACGAGACGAAGGACGGCAAAGTAATCGAGGACATGCCAGCCGGGGCGCTAGACCTTCGGATGATTGTTGACCCGAACCATGCAGGGAAGCGAGGGCGTTGTAAGCACGCCATCAGCATCACAGGATACGACTCGGAATCATCTAGGCTCTATCTATTGGACGAGTGGAGCGAATCGTGTGGGTACTCGGACTTCGCGGCGATGATTTACAAGATGGCCTACAAGTGGGGAATCACGCAGCCACATATCGAGACGGTAGCGAGCCAAGTCTACTTGAAGCTGTACCTCGAAGAGCTGAACGCGACTCAACCGAAGAAACTTTACTTTCAGGACTTGCCGCTCGATAACAGGTCACACGCGAAGGACAGACGGATTGAGGCGCTTGAACCGTATCTCAGGAACGGACAATTCTGGTTTCACCGCACGCATTCTCTTGCAATCTCACAAATCACGTCCTATTATCGGGGTAAGGGGGAGGGTATAGACCTACTCGATACTTTGGCCTACGGCCCCCAACTCTACAACACGATACGGCGTAGAGAAGTGATGAGAGGCTACGGAGCGCGAGCCGAGGAATACAGGCAGCGGACGAACAGTTCGACCGGATATTGATGCCAGACGCTACCCAGCCAGCTTCGACACGCGCATCCTTCAGGGAACGGAAGGACTTCGATCTCGTTACCGCTGACCTGGGTCAGACCATCAACGAACGTATCGAGCAATGGCTACACGAAACTATCCGCGTAAACAAAGACGCCACCAAGAATCTCTTCACCAGCAAAGTCCCCGAATGGCGACGACTCGCCGAAGGCAAGCCCCGCGAAAAGAATAAGTCTTTCCCTTGGCAGAATTGTTCAAACCTCGTGGTTCAAGTCATCGGCTCGAACATTGACGATATCTCCGCGCGTGTAATGGGACTCGTCTGGTCAACCTCTCCGGTAAGCGTATTCAGGTACTTTCACAAGTCAGAGAAGCCGGAGGACGACGAACGCAAGCGAGCCATCCTAGAGCAGTTTATGGACAACGTTTCCTATGAGCCTGACGACCTCGACCTCTACCGGATTGAGAATATGTGGTTCTCGGACGCAGCGAGGCTAGGAACGGCGTTCGTTAAGGTCTACCCCGACAAGCGGGTAAGCATCAACGTTACCGGGTACGACGCGAAGTCTAAGCGGACGATGCTCGAACAGTCGGAGAGCTACAACACGCCGAAGGTGGACAAGATACGCTTTGAGCATGTACTGGCTGACATCAACGCTCCGACTTGGGATAAGTCGCGAATCAAGATTCACATTCGCCAGCTCACGCGCCACGAGCTAGACGAGCGAGCGTTTGCGGGTTTCTTCGACAAGGACAAAGTAGAGTCGATACGCAACAAGCCTGACCGTCACGGCCCGACGACCGAGAAACAGCGGGAGATGACGAAGAAAGGCATCACACCGTCGCAAGACGCAACTATCTTGGCCGAGTGGGATGTCTTTGAGTGCTACTTCTGGTGGTTCGTCAACGTACGGTCTAAGACCGGGAAGTCGGAGCGCGTCAAGGTTGACCTGATTTGGTCGTATCACTACTCCTCGCGGACGGTGTTGCGTCAGGTATTCAACTTCATGCCTGACAACGAGTGTTCGATTCTCCCCACGAAGCTCTCGATAAGCGACGAGGGCGTGTACGGGCGAGGCTACGCTGACTTGCTGGAGAATTTCCAAGAGGAAATATCGACTCAGCACAACCAGCGGATAGACGCTCGAACGATGGCGAACATCGGCATCTTCGCTAGCTCAAACCCGAACATCGACAAGAACTTTGAAATCTTCCCGTCGTGTGTTGTGCCGTTCTCGCCGGACGAGTTTGCTCAGGTCAAGATGTCTACGGACATCGGCGACGGCGGATTGCAAGAGGAAGAATTGGCCTTGCGGCTGGCGGCTCAACGCGCGGGGATCGACCCTGCTGTTACGGGTATGGGTGCTGGCTCGGCAAACAAGAAAGGCCAGTATGGAAGTATGGGAACCTTGGCGATAATGCAGGACGGCAACACGCGCGTCAACCATCGCGTCTCGGACTTCCGCCACTCTCACGTAAAACTTATGTCGATGTGTACGGCGATGTACGGCAAGTTCGGAGGGACCGAGCGAGCCGAGATGTTCGGGATTGACGAGAACATTCTCAAGGAAGCTCTGTCCGACTACGAGAGCAAGAAAGTACGCATCCCGATACGCGCGGCGACGGCGAGCACGAACATCGAAGTATCGAAACAGAACGACATGCTTCTAAGGAACGCGCTCTCGCAACACAACGTCGAACAGGCGAAGCTTATTCAGGCTATCGCGCAAGGCGGGAACATGCCGCCCGAAGCGAAGGCTTGGATGATGAAGGTCTGTAAGTCGCAAGACCTGATGATGAAGAAAACGCTTCGCAACTTCGGCTTCGACAATCCCGACCTCTACGTACCGGAAATGGAGTTCTCCGATGGCAAAGCCAAGCAACAGCAACAACCGCAGCCAGGTCGAGGCGCAGCAGGAGCAGTGGCTCCCCAACCTCAGCCGGAACAAGGACAAGGCGCAACTCCTAACGGCGGAGCCGGGGTTCCTGCTATTGCTCAAGGACTTGGAGAAACTCCGGGAGGGGCACAGTAGGCGCTTGGAGGCGATAAACGAGGAGCGCAGTCCGGCAACGGCGAACGGTATTCGCGGAACGATACAGACTTTAGATTTTATCCTGAGCATTCCGAGGGCAGTAGAGTCGTGGAAGAAATCCTAGTCCATCCCGATAAGGTAGTAGTCGTGACGGTGACGACGTATCGGACGAAGACGTGGATGGAAGTGTTGTCGAGACTCGTCAGAGAGCGGAAGTCGGGGCAAGTAATACTTCACATGGGCAACGGCAGAATCGAGTGTATGGACTGGAAGGAGTACGGGCGATGACGGTAAAAAGCGTAGAGATAGTTTCAATCGAGCGCATCGAAGCGGTAGAGGCTCGCGTATCGGCGCTTGAGAAGTTGTGTGCTGGAATCGCTCTGTGCCTGACGGACGAACAGCGTTTGAAGCTGAGAGATATGCTCGGAGATTTGCTGACGGTGCGGAAATGAAGGAAATGGCCAAGACTCGCGTAGAGACTGCTGCCGACGTAATCGTTAAGGCGATGGAGATGTCCGACGACATGGAGCACGTTTTGATTATCTATCAGCGTCGGTCCGATAGTCCCTCGCCAAAAGGCGGATACCTGGGATTCATTGAGTCTAGCCAGATGAAACTTGAGACTGCAAACTTTTTGGCCGATTCTTACAAGCACTGGCTCTGGTCTGCGATGCAATCGGACGACGACGAAAAATAATTAGAACTGACGCTTGACACGGATTCGTGTTTCGCTTAGATTCGTATTCGATAGGCCGACCAACGACCCTGCAAGAGAGGGAATCCACGAGGCTGGCAGAGAGAATTTCTCTGTCGGCCCTTTTTGCTTTTTAGGAGCGTTTTAGATGGCTCTGTGGCCGAAGAAAGAAGAAGCGCCGAACGTTCAGCCCGACCAATCGAAAGAGCAGATGGATGCGTTGGTAACTCAGCTTCGCACCTCGTTTGAAGAAACACTAAAGCCTGTCCGCGAACAACTCAGCGCGTACGAATCCCGCTTTGCCTCCATCGAACAGAAAGTCACTAAGCCGATTCAAACCGAACCTACCGAAGTAGCCGACATCGACCTTGACCCTGACGGCTGGCGCAGACAGAACCTCGAACCTCTCGCTGCCGGAATTGCTACGTTGAGCGGACGCTTTGCCGAACGTGACGCGATTGAATCTCTCCGCGAGCAAGGCTACGACCACCTTATCCCGCAGGTTCAGGAAGTATTCGCCAAGATGACAACGCCCGCGACGAAGGCGA